ACCTTTTAACTGCAAAGGTGCTTGGTCGTAGATTGCACGAAGGATTGCAAAGCCATCACCAGCTACAAGGTCAGAGCCTGAGCCTGTATTGGTTCTTGGAATCAAATCATCAGCAACTAACTGAGGATAATAAACAGTCCAAAATCCATCCAATGAATCGTAGTTAGGATTGTTGGAAGCCTGATTACCAAAGTAAGAAAGACGGGTAATGTCATTTCTAATCGCCTGTTGTGTACGGGTCAATAAGATATTTTCAATCAATGTTCCCGATACATCTGGAAGCCTTGTGCCTGTTTTCAATAACTCCTCGAAAACGGTGTCTTCAAATTCATCCCAGCACATTTCAAGGTCAACCTTCATTTTTTCAACGTCGATTGTACGCTGATAAATGTCAACCGAGCCAACTGGATTAAATCCGCAACCAGAATATTTTCTTACAATATTCTCAAGGTCTTGAACAAATACCATTTTCTTTTTATTAGCGACGTTGCCAAGTACACGGAATTGTCCGCGTAAATCATCGTCAAAAAAGACAGGCTCTAAAAATATGTTGTTTGCCTCTGTACCTCTAAAGGATACGTCAAGTTGGCTTATTTCTACTAATGCCATTTGTTTTTTATTTTAAAGATTTGCGTAAGTAATCGTTGCAGTTGTGTTTGTTAAAACCGCTGCTGATTCAATTTTAAATGAGAACTCGGTCTTTGCCCCAGCCTTAGATGTTGCAAAGAAAGCTTTCCAATCGTTCGCCGTGTTTAACGCCGTAGTTGTAATGTCAAAGGCTGCTGAAGGTGCTGAAGATATCCAGCGTCCGTAAGCCTCATTACCACTTTCGTCAATCAAGTTGAACTTTAAATAATCGGAAGCAGATGTAACACCGTAAATTGGTGTAACCGTAGTTCTGTCACCAGCTGAAGCAATTGCGTATGTCACTGACATAGGAATACGGTCTTCATAGGTATCAACCCCGTAAAGTTGTTCAGCGTTTAAGCCGTCAACATTTGCATAAGGGTTAGTTCGATTAAGGCTATTTTTCTCAACGTATGTGTTGGATTGCAAAAAGCCATTCTCATTCTGGGCGGTTGGATTGAATGCCATTATCTTTGTGAAATTTTAGATTTAACTAATGAAGCAAAAGAATCAAACGGACTCAATTTTGCTTTTGTTTCAATAATCTTTTCAGCCGTTGTTCCGCCCGAAGGAAGTCCAATGCCTTTTTTAACTTGTGCCCTAAGGGCAACTAATTCTTTTCCCAATGTTTCCAGAACCGTTTCAATTTCATTAATCGAGTTCTTTTGCTCATCGGTCTTCTTGTACATTGATTCCATCTCCTCTTTTTGCTTTGAATGAATTGCCTCCATTTCTTCGGGACTCATTACAAAGTAGCCATTGTCTTTTAACATTTGGATGGCATCGCCAACCTCGTCATTCTTTGGCTCGTCTTTTTTCATCTCCTCTTCTTCGTGCATAACATTTTCGATATTTTCTTTATCGTCCATATTATTTAAAAGCGATTTGATTTTTTCTAAAATGGAATTACCCATGTCTTCATCTATTTTATTGTTGGTTAATAATGCGGCTGGTACATTTAGAAATTTGTTTAGGCTATTTTGCAACGGTAATAAATCTATATTTTTTTCGCCAACTTTCACAATTTCATCAATGAAACCAAACTCTAATGCTTCCTGTGCGGTCAACCATGTTTCGGCTGCCATCATCTTAGTAATATTTTCATTAAGGTTATTCTGGTATCCTTTACGCTTATAAACCGCCGCCGAATAAATGTCCAATAACTTTGCTTCCATCTTGTCTAACAATTCAGCCGTTGCCTCAAGTTCGTCGGCGTTACCCATCGTATAACTCCAAGGTCGGTGAATCATCATGAAGGCGTTTTCCGTCATCTTTACTTTATCCGCCGACAACAGTACAACCGTTGCAATGCTTGCTACTAAGCCGATTCCTGTTGCCGTTGTTTCATTTGGGTAGTTGGCAATTAAATCAGCTATTCCCATTCCTTCGGTGACTGAACCACCGCCAGAAGAAATAACTAAGTTAATTTCCTCGCCCTTTGCGTCGTTAATTTTACTCCTTACAGAATTGTACGAATTAACAGATTCAGAAATTTCCCCTAAAATATCAATATTAAATTTTGCCATCGCTTTGCTTTCCTTTTCCCTTTCAATCTTTTTAAACTTTGCTTCAGCCCAATCCCTCATCGCCGATCCGCCCCAGGCGTCATACATTATTGAACCGCAAATTTCCTTTCCATCTTCATCAAAGTATTTTCCTTGGTCATACGTTTCCGCACGGGAAAGAAATGAATACGTTCTTTGGACGGTATCTTCCGACAAGCCTTCGCCGTTTGCGATTTGGTTCGCCCTTAACCAGCCAACGCGAGTTCCACATGAAGAGCCGTTGTCCTTCTTATGATTTAACGCTTTCCTTGCGTTATTCTTTGCCGTGTCTGGATAGTCCGCGTATGTCATGTGGTAAATTTATTTATTATTATTTTTCTTATTCCTTTTTTTGCTGATTCCATAGCCAAAGGACTCAGGATGTTGTATCATGTTATAAACGGTTTTTTCACTTAGCCCCGTTTGAATACTAATATCCATAATAGCATTCATCTTGCTTTCATTTTCAAACAAGGCGGCTGGATATAATTCCATCACCATGAATTTGGCAATGGTTAAATCTTTAATAATGTTGGTTTGGAATAAAAAATCAATAAGGGTATAAAAGTCTGGCGTTATTCCTTCCTTTTCGCATAATGTTTTATAACGATGCAAAACACTATCTGTAAACTCGGTTAATAAATGCTTGTCTATCTCCCTTTTATTGATTTCCATCTCTCCAAAATTGTACTATTTGCCTCATTTTACCCACTACTTTTGTCCGACACGCTGGGCAATTCCTTCGCTCAGGCTCGTAATGGTTGACAAAATTGTTATAAATCTGAAATAAATAATCCATATCCGACGGGTCAATGGATAAAACACGGTAAGTCCTGTCAACCGTTGCCATGACTTGCTCCTTATATTCATCGGGTATGCGGCTTGCAAGTTCTCCCCAAATTGAATCTACCTTCATACAATTACACATTTATAAAGTTGCTTTTACTTTTAACTTATTTCCCTCAGCCAAATCACGGGCAATGTCATCCGAAACCACATAGGCTTGAAGCCTGTCAATTCTATTGTTGATTGCGTCGGTCTTTGCCTCAATGACTTGTAAAAAGTTACTTAAATCATTATTACCTGATAAGGCTTGTATTGGTGCAGAAATTGGAGGCACTAAACCACCCTCCGCAAAACCTTTAATACCAATGCGTCTAAAGGTTGGCGAACCGCCTAATAAACTTTGTTGCCGTTGGTTCAATACAACCTCACCACGTTTAACATAGGCAAGGACGTTATCACCGTTTGACCGTGTTGGAATATTTTGTTTACGGTTTATTCTTTCACCAGTCACGACACCACCTTCGGCAAGGGGTTGGGCAATGATTGTCGCGGTTTGTATTGCAGATAAAACTCCAGTAGCAATGGCAGACCCAATCGTTGCTGGAGGACCAGGAGGAAAGGATAAAGCACGCTGAACAGCTAAAGCGCCTTGTATAATTGATTGAATAATAGCTATCTTTTTTTCATCCTTTGCTGCCTTTAATTGTAATGCTTCGGCTGCTTTATTTTTTTCCTCAAGTAATGCTTTTTCTTGAATAATTTCTTTTTCTAATCTCTTCTTTTTTAACCCACTTGCTTTTTCAGCTTTGGCTTCAAGCATTGCAATACTTTCTTCTGTTTTACGTATTTCTTCGTTTAGTATTTCAGCATCCTTTTTAAATTTTGCTGATTGAATTGTTGAAAATAAATTTGTCAATGCCATAGCACCTTCACCAGCTAAAGCAATATTTTTTTGTCTGTTTTCGTATAACTCCTGTTGTGCTTTATTTTCTTTATCAATTCTTATTTTATTAGCCTCATCTGATGACTTAATAACATCTTGCTGAACCTTTTTTATTTCTTCGGCTTCTTTTTTATCTAAATCACTTTGCTTTATACTTTTTAAAGGTTTAACAGTCAAAGGTAAAGTTGTTAACTGTTGGGCTTGTTGTAGATTTTTAAGCAAGTTACCTCTTGACGCATCTGCTAATATTTGATTTTGTTGTTCAACTGCATCTTTGATTTGAATATTGATTGCATTTAATTTTATCGCTAATTCCTTTTGTGTTCCCGAACCAGCAACTGCATTTGAAAAAGCACTTTGTAATTTGCCTCGCTCATTTTCAAGTGCGGCGATTGAGCCTTCAACATATTCTTTTGCCGCATCTCTTCCTCCTTCATTTGCTGTCGTACTTAATTCTTTATTTTGGGCTCTTAGTCTTTTTTTCTGTTCTTCAGCATTTTGTTTTTCAATAGCTATTCTTTCTTTTTCTGCTTTCTCAATCGCTAATTTATCCTCTTTATCTATCTTTTGTTTTTCCGCTCTAAATACATCTCTATTTACTTTTAAAGCCTGAGAAATACTACCCGTTGTAAAAAAGGTCGTTAAACCAGCACCCATTGCTTTTAAGGTTGCTGGAAATTCATTCGCCAAATCAATTAAACCTCCTAATATATTATTAAAAAATATCTTAGCCTTAGATGAAATTATAGTAAATTCTCCACCAAATTTTGTAAATGATTCGTTTAGTTCTGACTGACTTTGTTCTAATTCTAAATTGGTTTGAAATAATATTTCTTGTTGCGTTTGATATTTATTAGTTGACTTTGTAACCTCGTCTGTATTTTTTAATATTTTTTCTAATGATAAAATGTAAGCCAATCCAGCATCTTCACCAGCTGCGCCAAAAACATCAGCGATTACGGTTTGTAATTTATTCCCAGCCACTGAGGTATCGCCCATTTTCCCACTTACACGAGCCAAAGCTTCGGCGGTTGTGATTGAGCCGTTATTTAAATTCTCAAATAATTCCCCTGTAAATTCTTCGCCAAATGCACCTACCAAAGCATCTTTTGAAGTCTTTGTTTGTTCCCTTATTCTTAATCCAAATTCCTTTACAACATCTAATCCTTTGTCTGAATAAATTCCTTGATTAGCTGCTGATATTGCAATGGCTAAATAATCTTTAATGCTTAATCCAGCGGCTGCAAATTGTGTAGGGTATTCCCTAAGGTTGTCTAAAAATTCGCCGTTTGAATCTGCTCCCTTTCTAAAGCCTATTTCGACCGCATCTAAAGCCTCATTAAAACTTATTCCCAATGCTTTACTTGCACTATTGGCTGCTACTGTTATCTCGTTTACATCCTTTTTATATGTGGTTGATATTGCTTTTGACTTGCTTACAAAGTCACTTAATACGTTTCCTGTTGCCCCCGTGAAAGCGCCTACTTGATTAGATAACTCTTTTGTTTCTGCAACCGATTCATTTATACTTTGAAATATTTCACTAATTCCACTAAATACCGTTAATGCGATACCAATTGCACCTAATGACTTATTAAATACTCCCGTTGTTGCGCTTAATCCTGTAATTCCCTGTGATAAACCACCAATTACGCCTGTAACTTGCCCCAATGTTCCGCCAAGTTTTGGAAAAAATTGACCTAAAGCCTGAGTATAACCACCGACATTTCTTTGAAATTGACCTACATTTGCATCAATTCCCTTTAATTTTTTATCTAAGGCATCAATTGAAACGATTAAATCCTTTGCCTCCTGACTTGATTCTTGTTCCGCTGCTGCTAAATCCTTGTATCTTTTTCTTTGGTCGTTTAATTCCTTTGATAAACGGCGGTATGCACCTTCTGTTTTATCGATGCCAGCGATTTCTTCCTTTCTTAACTTAACTTGCTCCCGTGTGACATCGTTAACCAAAGATTGAGCCGCTTTTAAATCTATTAGCTTTTTTTCAAGCTTCTTTATTTCCTCAACGTCTGCCGTCTTTTTTAACTCAGCATTTATATCGGAAATTTGCTTTTTTAATTGCGTTGCCGTTTCGATTGTTCCCGCTAAACCTTCTATTTGGATTTTAAATCCTATTACCTTTTCAGCCATGATTATCCTTTTGTTACTCCGTTTACAACTACTTCATAATTTGCCCCGTCATAATGGGTATTTACATTAATTCCAATCGTTGAACCACTAATTATATATTGAATGGTTGGTATTAACTTTTGTCCGTTCTGGAATACAAGTACATTTGCATTCGTGTTGCTTACCTGAGTGATACCTGAGTTAACAGGAAGAACAAGTACATTAGTCATTGAGTTGATAAACGGCGTGTAAGATAATTGGATGTTGACCGTCGCACCATTTGCTCCAACTAAGCCGCTGCCCGACCCTGTTACCGTTCCCGATTGAGGCGAAGCCCCAGCCAATGTTATCGTGTTGACAACTTTTGTCAAATCATTTACATTTGGTTTTTCATCGTAAAGCAAAACCGTTTTGGCTGGACTGTTTGACTTTGGATTGTACTCAATGCTTTGTATGATAAAGTTTGATGAACCAATGATTCCCTTGCGTCTAAAGGATAGTTGCGTTATGTCCTTTGGCTTCAATTTTGCAAAGGTGGTATAAACCTTTCCCAGTTCAATGCGCTTGTAAGTCTGTAAATGAAAGGTCTTAAAAATACCTTGCATTACGTTTGTGAAATTGGTAACCTCATCGGAAAAGGATAGGTTAAAATCCCCTCCGCTCGGGTCATTGTAATTAACCATAAAGGCAGCGGGAAAATCAAAAGCACTTGAGGCACTTGATGTTTCATCGTATAACCTTATATATCCATCTAAGCCGTTGCGCCTACCAGCGTAATAAAGCAAACGAGGTGCAAGATTATAATTGGGTTCAGCATCTGTTACCGTGTTATAATCGTCACCAAAGACAAGCGGCATTTGTGCCCCGTAAATTCCTCCGCTCGTTATATCGACATCGCTTATGTGAATTGTTTTGGCAAAGAACTTTGTATAAATAAATTCAACGCCGTTGTCAAATCTATCAGTCGGGAAATTGTAACCACCAGAATAAATATTTACCCCTCGTCTTTCCTCCTCCTTATTCGTCGTATCGTCGTCCGTGGCGTATGCCAGCACCTGACTTGATTTGTAACCGTCTAAGATTTGGAACTCCGAGCCATCAAGGTCACGGGTATTTAAATCGTATTTATCTGAAGCTTTAAAAAAGCCATCAAAACTTGTAAGGCTTATTGCTCCCGTAGCATCAGCCCTATACCTTATCGTATAATCGTCTTTAGGGTACGCGTAAACTTGTTTGCTTTGTACGTTGGTTTCCCATGCAAGGTTGAAAATGGTTGTAAGGTCTGCTATAACATCACGGACGTACCATGTAATAGGAATAACATATTGTAAGTCAAATGTTCTTCCAGCCTCAAAGATAGCTTTACTTCCTATGATTTCGATTGAGCCGTTCAACCCCATGATGAAGCCAGCGTTATTATGTTTTACGACAAATCGAACCAAATCACCTTCAACCAAATCAGTTATAAATTCAATGATTACCGAATCGTCAAAATCTGTTTCTTGTCCAAGGTCTTCACCTTCCTCAAATACCCCGTTTATTTCCCAACCTACTAATACTTCATCGGTTGGCGCTGGTATAATAATAGTAGTTGCAATATTTAATTCAGCCTTTAACGTATATGTTGCCGTAATTGGCACGGTATAAACGCCACTTGAATAATTGCCGCCCGTGTCAAAGTTTGGCGATGTTGTTTCGTCTGTAAAGGTTATAAGAATAGGCGAAGGATTTGAATTGCTTAATAATGACGGACTCGGAATTGATGCCCTGAGGTTTACAAAGTCATTTAAATAATCCGCGCCAAGTTCTAAGCCCATTGGAATAATAAGGCGGTTAAACGGGTCGGTCTTAAAAATACTGTTTAACTGATAACCTCTATTTAAAAATGCCTTTTCCAATACTTGCCAAACAAAAATGGCTGGGGTCATCTCATTATTTACGATGAATGTTTCATTTTCCCATGCTTTCCATTTCATCAGGATAAAGCAATGTTCCGAGGTTAACGGGTCGTAATTGGTTTTTACATTTGTTGTATTTATTTCTATATCGTCCCAGCCTAAATCTCTCACCAATGTGTTACCCACGTCCGCAAACCAATCTGCATTGTTTCCAATCAATGATACCTTAAAATTGGATGCTACAAACCCCGAATTAATTGCCTGTAAATCTGCTCCTTCTAATCTTGCTTTTCCTGTGAGGATTGGCACGCCGTCGGCTTCAAGTCTTGCCGATAATAACTTGTAAGCGCTTGTTACAATCGCTCCAGCGTCGGTTATGTTTTGAAATATATTTACGTTTGTCTTTGTTGCTGGAAGGGTGACGTTCCTTTTAGAATGCGCACCCGATATATTTCCTAAGTCAATATTCTCGATTAAATAATCAATCGTAACATTAACCTCACTTTGGTTCAAGTCAACCTCCTGCCCACCGATGAATAGTTTTATCATAACTGGGCGGTTGGTTTATTAGGATAGGTAATTTCAAAAGATAACTCAATGTCCGTTGCCCTGTTATTATCTGTCACAATATCACCATTTGAAATTGTAACATTGACATACTTACCATTCTCGATGATGTAGACCTCAGGGCTATAAAACATTGAGGCAATGTAAACCGCATCTTCATGTGGAATATTGCATTTAACTTGTTTCCTTTTATTTACCCTTTGATTTGTCTTGATGATTGTTTTATCGAAACTGTTTGCCCGTGGACTTGCCGCTACGTTCCACGGCTGCGATATGTTAATTATATCAGCATTGGCATTTTGTAGGTCAATTATCAAACCACGGAATTGGTAACTTTCAGCACCGCCATATTTTCCGAACCAATGTAAGTCAATGTTATCTGAACAATTAGGCTGAAGGAAAATCTCAATACTTTCTGAATGCTGCGTATAACTTCCATCGTAATACCCAACGGACACGGAATAATAATTGTAAGCACTTGGTGAGTCTGGAAAATTACCCATGTGAAAAATGGCACTACTTCCAAAGACATTAGCCGCACCAACCGACAAAGAATATAAATCGTTTGAAGCTGAGGAAACAACAAAGTCAACAATAGTTTCCGCACTTGACCCAGCCTTTGTATAAAATTGAAACCTTCCAGCGTTTACCCCTTTGCCAACAAATGAAAGAAATATATTTCCATCATCATTGCATCGCCTGTCTTGGTTGTTCGTGGTAAGGAATCTAAAAGGACTTGCCGACGGTTGATAAAAGTCACTTAGATTAAAGTCGTTATCGTCCCCGTAAAACTGGGAAGGAATAACAAACGCCGTGCTACTTGTTTGGCTTGCGGTTGACGTTATAAGGAAACCCGCACTTGACACCGTTTGGTTCTTTGCCACCGTGTAAACGGACTTTATTACATCCGTGTTATTTGTCAGGGAATAAGTATCAAGCGTTCCAAAGAAACTTGTCTTTGTTCCTGTCACGGGTGCAACATCGGAATAAAGGAAACTTTGAATATTAGTATCAAAGACCGCGCTGCTTCCACTTGTTCCCGTTTGAGCCGCTAAAAAAGAACCCGCAAGGCTACCACCAACATAAACGTCGATTTGTTGCTGAACAACCGCCGAAGGCTCAAGGCTGCGATAAGATACAGGATAAAGAAGGCTTGATAATGTGTCTGGATTTATCGTGTAACTCATCTGTTAAGAATTGATTTGTAATAACTTTCAATAGTTGCCTCCACGCTAAAGGTAATGGCATTCTCGATTAACTCAATAAACTTTGCACTATTCTTTTCTAATGCTATTTCTATAAAACCCGTACGTCGCCCTGTCTTTGAATGCTTGATTACACTATTTTTTGTAGGCATTCCTTCTAATTTATGTTTCGATGCAATCGCAAAAGCAATGCCCTTTGCCTCTTTGTCACTTTTACCCATACGTCGTTTGACGTAATCAATCAAACCATCAATGTACTTACTTGTTTTCCTTCCGCTGCCTGGGTAATAAGGAATCTTGTTTGAAGGCACACCTTCATTATTTATTGCCATGTAATCAGGAACAAGCCCCTCAATCACAATGGCGTTAATTTCTTCCGTTATGACCGTTTCCATTTGTTTAACCGCTGAGCCTGATAACTCATGCCCTTGCGCCCTCCATTCATTGGCAACCACGGTAATGGCTAAAAGGCTTATATCGTCCGCTAACTTTTGTAATCCTTCTAACATTCGCTTTTGATTGAGATATTAAAAGTAGCCTGTACGGTTATCAACCTTTGAATCGAGGTAAAGGAATCAAGAACAAGATTTACTTGGTCTGGAATGCTATTGGTTGTTTTCGTTGTTCCCAATTCCAAAATAAACCTTTCAGCAAAGGCAATGAGGTTTGACCATTTGGTTATTTGTAAAGTTGTATCAACGTCCCCGTTTTCATCGTAGCCCAAAAGGTCATCAAAAAACAAAGTCACTTGATAGTTATCCCTTCGAGTGACTGGATTGTTTGTTAAGGTTGGCACGGCAAAGAATACCCGTGGGAATATGTTTGTATTATTTTCGCCTTCTTCCGTATATATTTGAGAACGGACGCGGTCTGATGCCCAGCCAAAGGAAAAGCCGTTTAACCCGTTTACGGCGTCTGTGGCTGCTTCGAATATATTTGCTAATTGGACTAAACTCATTTTTTGCTTTTAGATATATCATCGATTACCTTTTCTTCTGCCGCTTTGCTTGCAAGGTATTGAAACACCTGATACAATTTTGCTTTTTCTGCTGATTCCATCGGTGTATAACCACTTAAATTAAACAATCCAGACTCCGCCACTTTCTTTATTGTCAAGTACCAACCGTATTTTTCATTGAGCCTTTCACTTGCTAATTGAGATTTTCCATCGCCCTTTGCAACATAGAGGTCTGCAAATCTAAGGTATATCTCTCGCTTAACTTGGTCAAAAAAAAAGCAACCTCGTATGATGTTTGCAAGGACATTTGTAAAAAGTCGACCTTGTTTTGTTCAAAGAGTTCGTCTGAATAATCTTCGCCCAATGGTTTTAATAATACCGCCATGATGTTTAGCAACCCCTGAGGGTCACCGTTTTTCACCTGGTTCATCGCCTTGTCATACTGAGCCGCCATTGTAAATTCAAGGAGTGTTGATTTTTCCATTAACCTTTCTGGAAGGGTGTAAACCTTACCGTTAAAATCGTACAGTTGCTTATATTTTGTTTCGGCTGGTGTATTGATTGCGTTCATTATCTTACTGTAAATGAATACAAGGTATTTTAATTCTAAGCTATCCGCTACCTTACCAAAGCAAGCGTCAAGGGGAATGCCTGTAAAGTAATTAACAACCTTTGCCATGTACGGGTATCTTTCTTTTGCCTCCCAGACCTCGTCCATGATTTCCAACCGTGTTGTAAGTTGTTTATCAAGTTCATTCCATTGGCTAATCAAAGGAGGAAGGAAACGGCGTACATTATCCTTTACTTCCTGTTCTTGCAATATTTTACCTAAGTCGTAAACAACGTCTATTTGTTCAGCGTTTTTTGTATAAACTTTTAACTTCTTTGCATACGGTAAAATCTTTTGATAAACCGCGTCCCGTTCATTCATGTATTGAATGGCTTCCAATTCAACCTTTGGATGTTCGGGCAAAAGGAATTTGGCAAAGTAGATATATTGTTCCAATGTTATATCCTCAGCCGTCTCAGGATAATTGTACTTGATGGCTTTATTACCAATGTTAAATATTACCATTATCTTTTCCTTGCTTTTTTGGTTACGACGGGAATGTTATCAGCCAATAAATCGCCATTGGTTTCCTTTGTCGTAGGCACGAAAGGAATCGGTTCTGCTTTGGCGTGGCTAACCAATGGAAGAGACGGCGGTCGTGACCATTCTCTTTTGATTCCATTCCCTGTTAGCTTCACGGCTTTTTCAAGGTGACCGCGCATTTGCAAGTATTTCTTTCTTTGCATTGGCTTATCAATGATTTCTTGCGTAATCTTTTCGATTAAGTCAATGATGATTAGCGCTTTTTCTTTATCTGTCATTTGTCTTTTTTATACGTTTTGTTGTAATATTGTTCAGGTTCATGCTTTAATGCCCATCCATGATATAAATTTCCTTCTTTAAAAGCCTCTGTTATCTGCTCCTTTTCCATTTCTTTAGATGTTTTTATTGCATCTAATAATAGAATAAGATGATTCTCGTCAATGTCAAAAATTTTTACAATTTCATTAAACTTTATTAATAAAAATTCAACCGCCGTTTGTTTTTCCATTTTCATTTTAATTAAATGCAAGTAAATCGCTGCCTTGCGCCAGCCTTGAAAATATATACCTAAGGGAATCGCACCCGTGGTTATCAGCGTCTAAGGGCGTGGAAGATTTGCGGTCGTTCCAAATGTAATTCCTTAACTCATGCTTCAAATTATACGACTCAGGTGTTACAATGATTTGATAATCCAGCATCTTTTTTATTCCTTCCACGATTGAACCAGCCCCTTTGTCTGCCTTTTGCACATTTAAGCCCCGTTGTTGCAACGCCTCAATCAAACGTGGTTCGCTGGTGTCCGCCACTACCATAGCGTTGGGGCTAACGTAATGGTTCATTTGCTCAATGACTGCCTCGTAAGAAAGCGATTGTTTATAAATGATTTCTTCAACGTATATTTTCTTTACCCCTTTGTCAACCGCCACCTTGACCAATGCTAAAGGGTCAGGGTAGAATCCAAAGTCTAAGCCGTAACCAAAAGGTAGGCTAATATCGAACTCCCCCTCAACCCAGTTGTCAAATATTACCCCTTGTTTCCTGTCTAACCATTTACCCAAGAACCTATGCGCGTATGCCTCTGGTGACTTCGTTTTAATAGCTTCAATCTTTGCTATGTAGTCTTTGCTTAGGTTGTTGTAATTATCAAAGTACGTTGTATGTATGTGCGTTATATCGGGGTGTGTACTTATAGGAATCATTTGCCCGTCAATCGTTTCCATCCGATGCGACTTTTCAAACCAACGCTTCCAAATCCAATGTTCCACGTCTTGCGGGTTCATGACAAGTATTACAATGTTTGGGGTGTCTGGCATACGAATTGATTCGTCAATGGTATCAAAGTCCTTTTCGCTTACAAATTCTTCCGCCTCGTCAACAATAAACACGTTTAACGCTGGTATTGATTTTAGTTTTGCCGTTTGGTTTCCAGAACTTGTCTTGATGCCTGAGAAGATTATTTCACTCCCTGTGACCTTGTGAATTATTTGCGCATTTGTCATTTGAAATTCATCACCGACGCCGAGCAAGTCAATCTTTTCACGGAACTCAGGAATAACGGAAATGTTAGCAGACGATAAGGTATAACGTGTAAAAAGTACCTTCCAACCCTTGTTTGCCAAAAGCATATTGCAAGCCCAAAGCCCAACGGTAAATGACTTTGCCGAACCACGCCCACCAGTGATGAGGAAGTAACGAGTTCGCGGTTGCCAAAGGGCTTCGTACTTTTCACTAACCTTTATCTGCATCCTTTGTAAATATTATCGTTGGCACGGTCACCTTTTCCCCTTGAGTCGTTATGTCAATGTCTTGCTTAGCTTTACCATAAGCACGGTCTAAAAGCAGGTGAGCCGCCTTTATATCTCCTTTTGTAGCCATGTCCCTAAGTTTCATGATAATGGCTTCGGCAGCAGTTATGCCGTTTTTTTCATCACCCATGACTTTAGCCATAAGCAAATCAATAGAAGGCAGCTTTTTAGGTCTGCCTCCCGCTCCTGTTCCTCCATTTCTAAGTTTACCTCCGTTCCTTCCTTCTCTCATCATACGATGTTTTACGAAGTTTTCTTAGGCTTAGGCGCTGGCTTATTTTCTTTAGGATTTGCCTGTTTTACAGTTTTCCTTCCTGGCTTTGGATCGTCTGGTAATAATTCAAACCCAAATGCATCATTTTCTTTCGTTTTCTTTTCCATAAAAATTTATTTTTCAGTTAATGTAATATTTATTAATTCCTTTCCATTTTTAGTTTCTTTTGAAGTCTTACTAACTTTAAATTTAGACCCTGTTTTAAACAAATATTCATCTTCTCCTGGATGTGATGATAATCCTTTTACATTTTTACCATTTTTTCCAACAACTGTAAAAAAAACTTTGTTTTGCTTAGAATTACCAAACTCAATATTATTCCTTGAAGATGTACTTAAAAATGTATTTATTTTAATGTTTTTGCCTTTGTTTTCTAATAAAAAATTTACAAGTTTTTCAGTTCTTGAACCTGAATTCATCCCCATCCCCCTGTAAAAAGTTCCTTTCTCCGATTTTACTTTATCCAAAGATGCATTTAATGTTTTTATATACTTTATATCGTTTTCATTAATATTTCCATCTACAATTTTAGCATTTACATAATACCCTCTATTAGTATAAGAATTAATTACCTCTTTCCAATTTGTATCTAATTTATCAGTTGCCGTATAACTTGTATAGTTAAGGTCTTTGTTTGACATTTCACTTAAAGAATTATTAGCATCACTGGGTGAATATTCATCAACCCCAGAGCTCCCTGGAGTAAATAATGGCGCACCTCCTCCGCCTGTTCCTTGTCCACTACGCCCTCCCATCCCAAAAAGGTTTTATGTGATAAAATAATTTGTCTTGATACATGTCTTTATATTTATTGTTTGAACAAATAATTACTTGCGTCGGGTTAACTTGTTTTATAACCTCCTGTAATCCAGCATTGAATATTCCTATTGCTAAATCATTCCTTGCGCCAATGTTTGACACGGCAATAGTGCTTTTATGCTTGATTCCTTTACAAATATACGGATAACTTATTGAATTAGTCCATGTTATAGTAGGAATTACATTTATTTTATACTTTTCGTAAACGTGTCCTATTAACCTACTTCGGTAAATATTCCATTTAATCATTTCCTCTGGCATACCAATCAAAGCTGAGAAATCTGGGGTCATTACATATTTAGCCTGTTTGAAAATATTTGCGTAGTAATCTATTCTATTCCAATAACGCTCAAGACGGTAATCGTCAACAAACATATTAACTAAAGAATTATGATTAATCTTATTGTGATTAATACATAATATAGTTTCTGTTTGCTGCTCAATTGTAATCGGAGAACCAATCAAAGGATAATCTTCAAAGTCTATATAGGACGTTTTAAGTGCATCCCATGTGCCGCTTCTAAACTTCCAATTATCACTGGTCTTTGTCCTCATGATTATATAACTAAACCGTTGCGTTTAATAATCAATGTTGAATCAAGTTTGCGCATCCTATCAATAATAACTTGACAATACTTAGGGTCAAGTTCAAGCCCATAACATTTGCGTTTAAGTTGGTGTGATGCCACCATTGTTGTTCCTGAGCCAAGAAATCCATCCACTATTACTTCTCCTACTTTTGAACTATTTTCAATGAGAGGAGCAAATAATAAAATTGGTTTCATTGTTGGGTGTTCTGCATTTCTATGCGGTTTATTTATATGTAGTATAGTTGATTTTGTTTTATCACTTAATATTTCATTAAGCATTTTTTTCATTTCTTCTTTTGTTAATTTATTTAAGTTTATATCATCTTCTATGACTGTAGTTTTGGTTCTGTCGTTTGTAAAGTAATGCGCCGCACCTTCTTTCCATCCATACAAACATGGCTCATGCTTCCAGTGATAATCCTGTCTGCCCATCACTAATGCATTTTTAACCCAGATTAAACATTGCTTTAACAATAATCCCGAATCTTTAAATGCCTGTCTAAAAACATGACCTTCACTATCTGCGTGCCAAACATACCATGCACCACCTAATTTTGTATAACTACCTAATGCAGTATAAAAGTCATATAAAAATATATAAAATTCATCATTACTCATTGAATCATTTATAATTTTTAATGAATCTTTAGTTTTGCCCACATAATTAACATTGTAAGGAGGGTCAGTAATAACCATGTCAGCTAATTCTCCATTCATTAATTTCTCATAGGTGTCAGTTTGGGTGCTATCTCCACAAAGTAACCGATGTTCTCCAATCTGAAAAAAATCACCAATAACAATGTCTGTTTCAATTCCTCCCTCTGGCATATCATAATCATCTTCAATTGCTTCTAACTCTTCGCTTTCAACCGTATCAAACTGCGGTACATCCAAGCCCCAAGATTCTAAATCTTCACCATCCCAGTCATTCGCTAACATATCCCAGTCCCATTCACCAAATGCCACATTGTCCGCAATGATAAACCGCTTCTTTTCTTCCTCAGTTAAATCGCTGCTTCGCTTTACCCATGCCTCATCAATTTCATTAAATCCAAGTTCTTGTAAAGCCCTGAGCCTCATATTGCCTCCAAGAACCACATTGTTTTCATCAATGACCATAGGGCGAAGGGAAAGCATCTTTGGAAACTCCGCGATACTTTGCTTTAGCTTTTGAAACTTGTCATCTCTAAGAACCCGTGGGTTGTTTGGGTTCGGTTTTATCTCCTTTAATTTCATTGTTTCTTCAGTAACTTTTTAATAATCTTTTTGTAAACCTTTACTTCAAGTTGCAATTCCTTTTTTTCTTGAAAAAGAATATTATTAGCATTCTTGAACCATTTTAACTCTGCTGCTGATTCCCAATAAGCGCCTGAAGTATTTTCAATGTTAGGGTTATATGCCGTAACTCCTCCATGATACAATGAATCTGTTTTATCTTCGTCGTTTAAATCTAATCCTACTGCAATACCTCCTGTTGTTACCATTTTACAAAGCGTTTAATACGTTAATCCTTAATTCATTCACTTTAACCAAGTTCCTTTCTTCCTTTAGCCACTTGCGTCCAGCCTCTAAGTCAACAAAGTACGCATCATCTTTGTCTAAAGCCTTAGTAAATTTGTGGATTAAATCTAATTCGTTTTTGTAAGTTCGTACCCCAGCTATGTTAAACTCCTTAATTTCCTCAGGTGCGTATGAAATACAACCAGCGACTAACATTTCCATCGCAAAATTATTTGACTTCGCTTGGTTAAAATTGTCAATCGTCAAAGGGAATACGCCATAGTGTGGCGCTGAGTGTTTAACCATTTCAAAGTATTGGAAAAGGGAATTATTCCACGGTACAATAATTGCTTTGGGGTACAATGTTTTACCGAGCCAATCAGCTAAACCAACCATTCCAAGTTCAACCTTATCGTTTTTCTGTAATTCAATCCAAAAGTTTTTAACCGTTGCAAGGTCTTCAAGGTGCGTTTGTGATCCGCGCCACATAACTCGTTTCTTTGCGTCCATTAACTTATCCCTTTTTACAGGCTGCATCGGCGTAACAGTAAAGTCAATGGCATTGGGAACAACGGTAATTTTGTCTTTATCGTAAAACTGGGAGTAAAATTCTTTTAGGTACGGGGTTGAAGTCATTACCCAATCAGCGTATTTGAAAGCCTTTTCGACTGACTCCTTTACCTGAGGCTTGTTAAAATGTTGGCTTGCTGGGTTGGCTGGACTAACCTCGTGTAATAGGTCGTCATGGTCTAATATAATCTTTTTCCCCATTCGCTTGACCTCGTTAATCATTCCAAGTAAATCATTACCGTTGGCACGCTGGAAGATAACAACATCGACGTCATAAAAATCATACCATTTTACCGTGTCAGGGTTAATCATCTTTATGACAAAGTTTGGAGGGCAAACCTCCCGAAGCCTAATAAATGGGTTCACCGTGCGATAGTAGTCGGTGGTTGGGCTGCTTAAATTACAAACTATGCCAATCCTCATTTATTTATACTTTTGTAGGTATTCAATAAGACTTCAAGGACTGCTTCCATTGAGTGCTTTTTCCCTGTTGCCTTCCATAAATCAAATTGAATATCCAGAAGCCTTTCCCTTATAACCTTGTTTCTAAAGGTTACCCCGTACATTTCTTGAGGTTTTGTTGTGTTCATTTTTTTTAAATTATTATACAAATATAATATTATTTTTTTAAAATTGGGGAAATAAATCCACGTTCCCCTTCGGAGACAAACATTGAATGCCTGTACGTGTTTGACAGATGCCCAACTACTATTTTGTTTTCCGATATAAATTTCATCAAAGGGTGTACCGTGTTATTCCAATCGAAAATATCAACCCATTTATCAGGGGAATAAACTTCTTCTTCCCTGTTCAAAGTCACCAATGATAAATCAAACTTACCACCAATCTTATGTAACAAAGAGGGTTTGAAGAACTCGCAACTTCCCCGAAGCCATCCGACAGGGTCACCGCACGAATTAGAAAGTATTTCCCAATCGCCGTCCATAAAGTGAATGATGTTCCCAAACCATTTGTAGTTATGAATAAAATTGTCATCATGTGTAAAAAGAAGCAAATCGTATTCCGTAAAATTGTGTTCTTCCAGCCATTGGTTTGAACAACCCCAGTCGCCAACGGTGTTGGGATATTCTTTATAATTCCAGCCTAAGTCTTTAATCTGCTCAATGGTTGCAATTTCTTTGTATAACACGGTGTCCAATTCCTTTAGTGCTAATCCCTTTTTTTCCTCCTTTGAATACTTTGGGTCACGGTGTGAAATACAAAATAAATCATACGTCCAATCTTTGACAACGATTTGCCGTGCGACTGATTCGTAAAAATCTAAGGGAAAGTGCCAACCTGTGGCAACAACGGCTAACCTCATAACATTAAGGATAAAGAAGGAAAGTCCTCGTTAATGGTAATAAAGTTAATACCCGATGAATTGATAGGCTGAAAATCTTTCATCCATTCGACTTTGTCTCTTTCCTTGCTACCACCTTCAAATAAAATTGAGCCGTTTAAAAAATGGTATTCCTTTAAACTCTTTAAATACTTTAAATGCCCAGCATGGTTACTTATATCAAAGTGCATTAAATCAAAAGGTTCTGGTTTCCAATTATAAAAATCCCATTCAATCAATTCAATATATTTTGTTAGCCCCAGCGCGTCGATGGTATCTTGCGTCTTATCCATCGACGTATTTTTGTATGGGTACTTTTGCCAAAGGTCATGACACATTATGACGGTATCGCTATCTAAGTCTCGTAAAGCCTGAGCCATTGCGACGGCTGAATAACCGTGCAATGTTCCGAACTCAATGATTATATTAGGATTCATTGTAAGCACCGTGTTGTATAATGTCTTACCAATATTATTTTTATGGTAACTTGAGGGTATATCGTAGTTAAAATATGCCATTAGAAAGGAAATTCTGATTCTGATTTAAATGTCGTTGCTTCTGTTACCTTTGGATTTTCCCCTGTTGTTGGCTTGCCTCCAAATTCAAGAGAATTTA